AAAAAGAATTCAATCCTGGAAGTTCAACATTTTCTTCTACATTTTCTTCTACAAATCCAGGACGAAGTTTTTCAACTTCTTTAGGATAAATGGTATGACATGCTAATCGTGAATGAATTCTGTAACTACTAGCAATGTCTTCATCATCTTTAGGTTTTTTAGTTTTTTCCTTACTTTTTTCATCTTCACGTTTTTCAATGTATTTATTTAATTGTAATGAGGTCATGATACTTTTGTGAACAATGATGGGTTTTAATTTGGGCATTAGACCTTCAATGTCCGGGAAGAAAGAAACTAATCCCGCAATTCTATTTTTTAAAATGTGAACGTTTTTTAATTTGATATCATCCACAAACATTTCAATGAATTTTTTAGGATCATCAGGTAATGCTTTATAATTTACTTTTTCAAAAGAAGATCCTTTTGATTCAAGGTACGATGTTAATTTTTGTTCAAAGTCTTTATGATCAGTATTGGTACGTTTGACCATAGAGTCTGACCATGAAAAATAATTCGGTAATAAGGTAACAGTTATTTTATCTGATTTTCGTTCAATGGTATCTATTTCAGGAAAATCTTTTTGTAATTGGGCTTCATCAATTCCGGAAAATGTCCATGCAGGTATCGTTCCTCGTAAAATATTAAATAAAATAGCCATTTCATACGAATAATTGATAATGGGAGTACCCGTAAGCATCACAATTTTACAATTTTCAGCATTCATCAACAAATCATATATTTTGTAAGAAAGTTCATCCGGTTTATTAATTTTATTGATAATACGAGAAATTAAATTGTGTGCTTCATCAATGATCACTAATTTATTGGAAAATACATTTTTTCCGTTAGGTATAATTTTTTCATTAAAGTTTTTAACATTAATACCGTTATAAGCAATAAAATTATATTTCGTTTTAATCATTTCATCAATTTGTTCTGTAATGGAAGCTTGATCGGTTGCCGACATGGAATCAAAATTGGGTGGTTGATCGGACGTTTCCCATGTTCCAAAATAACCATTTCGCTTTACTTTCACGTCATGAGTAGAATTTTGATTCCATTTCCAATGTTGATTGATAGAATACGCACTGTCACCACATTTTTTTAATTCTTGTAAAAAGTTTTGTTTAAGAGATGCAGGTGACATGACGACTACATTCATGTAATCTTTGATGCCTTCTGAAATAACAATGGAAGAACATGTTTTGCCAGACCCAAGACCATGATATAACAAAAGACCTCGGTATGGGGTTTTATGGTTAATAAAACTACTCACCAGTTTTTGATGCGGTAATGCTACCAATACATTATCTTGAAGATCTTCACATCGTTGATCTAAATTGGGTTTAAATTCGGATAATTGTGTACGAATGAATTCCATAAAGTAATGACGATTGGATAATACATATTCATGTTCAGAAACAGGAGGTAAACTGTGTACATCTTCCTCCATATTGAATTTTCGCTTTTTTGTTTTTTCTTCACCAATGACAATCATTTTTAGTTTGATGACACTAAATTCTAAAAGGGGTGGTTTTATGCTTTTATCTACAGGAACCTCTTGTTCATATTTAAATAAACGCATAAAATCATCTTTCTTAAATGTATCATCTTTTTCACCGGATGTATCAATGATAACACCTGGAAATTTTGTTGGAATAGGTCTAGTTTTAAATAATTCCATATTATAAATAGATATGATTTTTTAAATAGAACTACACAATTTCACGATAGGCTTGTGCAAGTCCACATGGAGATAAAATAGTAGATTCACATATATCATTGGAACCTAGGATAGAATGTTGAATTTGAATTAGTTTACGTGTTTGATAATTCATTAAAAATAAAAATAAATACATGATGAAACATCCAATACTAATCCATATATACATGCTATCATTTACTTTAATACAGGATTCAATATTATAGGTACATGCATCTATATCTTTTCTATAGATACATGCCGTTGTAGTTCCATCAATCACCGTATAATAAGATTCACAATGATTTCCTAAACCTAAACATTGATCTGAATGATGAGATGGACATGCATTTGTATATAAGGTGATGATCCAATAATACATGAAACGAATGCTAATAATACAACTACCATAAGCTAAAAAGGAAAATGCATAAGGATAGTTTATTTTACTATAAATATGACACGGTAATAAAAAACTTAAGATGCAAGATTCTGAATCACACATCAACAATGGAGTTTTCCATGTTGAAATATACATAAAGTATTTTATTTATAAATCTTTATATTCCAATAAGAGAAGGTTTTGTTTTATTCTTGGAAGAAAATAGTTTAGGCAATGATAGGTTTGATAATGCTCCAACAGCAGTGTTTAATACAGATTGGTTTCCAGATAAATTTGGTAAAGCACCCGGTAAAATATTTGTTCCTAAAGAAACAGTTAAACTTGAATCCTTTGAATCACTTTTGATATCTTTTGAATCACTTTTGATATCTTTTGAATCACTTTTGATATCTTTTGAAACAGGTTTATCAGGTTCTGCTAATTTATTTGCGATTAATTTAACAAAATCAATAAATTTATTCAATACTTTCCATGCTACAATACAAATAATAAATCCAACAATATATTTTACTACCGTATAAATCCAATCCATATTTGTTTTTTTAGTAGCAGAACTATCTTCTTTATATAAGATTTCTTCTTCTTGACCAGTAGGTTGACAATCTATGTAAATTTGACCATCTCCAGAAAATCCATTTGCCGTTGTTCCTTTTACATTAAAAAAAGAATCTCCTTCATGCGTTGGTATTTCGGATGCATTGATGACATTCGCTAATTCATCTAATGTAGCATTATTAACATAAATGGATTGTTTTGGAAAAACTACATAATTGTACATGGTAGATGAAGTACATCCATCATAAGGTTCTGTACCAACGTAAGAAAAATAGGAACTTTTGGGTATGATGTAATTCAAATTAAAGTCTTGTAAATTAATGGTAATTGAATTATCTGTTTCAGGTGCATTTTTAATAATTTCACTTAATAATACACTTGCAGTAGAAGCATTTGCATCTGAATTGCCGGTAATAGGAAGTGATATCATTAATCCACCGGATGAACTTGTATGACTAACTAAAAGTTCTGCATCTGCATGTACACCATCAAATGTGTGCAAGGACGGTCTATAAAGTCTAATTTCCTTAGGAGTATATTTAACAGAATTAAATACAACATCACTTACGCCATCATAAATGATAGATAAATGATCTGTATTTGTTTTTACAGTACATGTACTAGAGGTATAATTGTACCATAATAAACATTTTAATGAACAACGACCGGCCGTTTTTTTAACAATATTAAGAGGTGCTGTACAACTCATATTACTTTCTATTATTAAATTTTTCCATGGCTTTATTTAAAAATCCATCAGGTAATTTATCTAATAATTGTGTAGCATTTTTAAGCATGGGACCCAGTTGTTTTGTCATATCACTTAAATTCTTTTGATTTTTCATCAATTTATCAGATGCATCCACTAATCCTTCTATAGTATAATTTTCTAAATCTGTAGATTTATCTTTTGACTTAATCGTTGCTCCTTGAGGTTTAACTTCTGCTTTTTTAAGTTTTTGTTTTACCTTTAATCCTTCATAATTCGTTCTAAATGCGGCACCAATTAAAACGGCTACAAATAAAGCAATGGTTTGATTCGGATAGAATAGGTAGACAAATCCACCTCCTATAAAAAAAGCAAATATAGCTTTATAGTCACGAACACTTATATAAGCAATTATATTTAAAATACAAACAACGACCATAATCTTATATACAACAGGACTTTCTAAACCACCACCTCGTTTCATATATTACCTATACACAAAATTTAAATAATGTTATATTTCTTTTTTTCAGATTCGGTAGGTGGTTTTGGTAGGGCAATATATTTTCTTCCTGATTGAATTGAGCACTCACCCGTTGGATATAAAGCATAAGAGGTATCTTCTTTTAATTGTGTTGTATTAATCCATCCATATCCATACTTGGCATTGAGACGGTGAATATCATTTTGTGAGTAATTCATTTTTTAGTTTTATAGGTTTTAATATATTTCATTTTTTTACGTAATTTACGAGATTTACCACCTTTAGCATACTTCAAGATGGCTAATATTTTTTGTTGTTGTTGTTTGATTAACCCCTTTATGTTACCAAGTTTATCATTCAACGACATTTTCAATTCATCCTCCGTTGTAGGAAAATTTATTCCTAACGATTTCAATACAGGTTCAATGTACATTCTATTTGTGGTAATAAATTGTAATGGGTTTAATATTTCATTCTTACACAAGGTAGTAAGAATTTTATATTTGTCATGATATTGGCTAAAATTATCATGAATAAAGTTGTCAAGTTCTAATTTATTAGCTGTATTCAATAAATTGTAACTTATACAAAAAAAATGTAATAATACAGGACCTATTCCTGGATATAATAGGTTAGCTTGAGTCAATAACGCATTGTATCCCATTTTAGAAACAAAGGTACTATTTTGTAAAACAGAATTAACAAGATTCATATTCTATAATATTATTTTTTAATTGTAAATAAGAATCGGATTTACGATTTGTCAATACATCAATGAGGTATTGATGTGTATATTGAAAATAATCATAACTAAAAAGAACAAAAAATGCGGTTTCATCAGTTGCCCATGGGGCACATTTTTTAATCACAAGATTTAATAATTCATTCAATTCTTGTGTTTTTTCAAGCAATGAATACAATTGAAATATTTTATCTACCAAGAGTTCGTGATGATCCACACAAAATATTTTTAATAATTCAGATTGATACGTTTCATCTGTATCATACTCACATGTCATTTCAGTATGATACATATACATACCCCAAAAAAAATCATTTTATATCCTTTTAAAAAGTAACAATGGACATGGTTGTGGTAACACGATGGCGTCCCATTTCATGATGGAGTCCTTTTTCAATATGATGAACCATATCTAAAAACGATTTACTTTTACAATGGTCTAGAATAAACAAGACATATGTTTGTTTATCTTGTATAGTAAACATGTCAGGAATTGTTTTTTGTTTTACATAGGTTAATAAAAAATCATGATGCATCAATATAGCACCAATGACTACATAGGCTAATACATTTGTATTTTCACGAAAATGATTTTTTGCGAATAAATCTTCATACTTTAAATGCATACAGTTTAATACATTTACCATATGACGAACGGAATGTTTTTTTTCTTTTTTTAATAAAATAGATAATTCAATACCTGTTATGAATGACGTCATACAACAATTTAATGTGCGTGCCCATATTTCACACCACGTTTCATATAAATTAACGTTGGATTCTACAAGAAACATATCTAAAATAGGTTTATTTAAAGCTGGATCAAATAATGCATGATCATATTTGAAAAAATGAAAACATTCATGAATAAATACTTTAAACCATTCTTCTTTACGATAAATGACAATATGTTTATCGTTAGCATATCCAGTGTTAACATGATTTTGATCAAAAATTCCATCTTCAGGATAATATTTAGTTGCGGATGATAAAATAATAATAGCAGTAATTGGTTTATCCTTAGGTTGTATTACATGTAACATTCTGGCTACATAATGAAACAACCTATCGCAATGTTCATCTGTATAATAAAACGTGATTTGATTTGAACCCCATTCATATACAGTGGATTTATTTAATTCATGAAATGTTTGTTTAACAGAATCTGGACAATCATAATCGTTTGGTTCCAAGGGAGGACCTATTTTTTTTGTAAACTCTTTTTGTTGATATTTACTTAATTGAATAAGTATATCATTCATACAACATAAATATAATATTTTAAAATAAAGTTAACTAAATCATTTAATTATATGTCTATAACAGAATGGTCCTATTCTAAATATATTGTTGGAACATCTCTTTTATTTCAAATTCCTGCGTATTATGCTTATATGAATCAACAATATTATTGTGCAACATCATTATGCATTACGTCATTAGTATCTATCAATTATTGGAGAGATTGCAAATATTCATGGAGAAGAACCATGGATGTTTGGTGGTCAAGAATCATTGGAAGTATTTATATTTATCAAGCTTTTTATTATATACCTAAAACGACGATATTTAATACCATGATCATGTTATGGTTTTATTGTCAATCTAATGTACAATATGATATAGATCCATTTGGTAGATGGTATATTTATCATATGATATTTCATGTCATTTGTTGTATAAATCAAAGTATTTTGGTTTATTACATCAATACAGAATATCCTGATTCATTGGTATAAAATGATCCAGGAACAATTTCTCTTCCTGCAATGACAGGCTGTTTTCCTTTTCTCACTGCTCTTGTTACATGTGTTCCACTATCATGTTGAACATGATGAGCAATGGTATTGCAGGTTGGCATTAATTCGCTTATTTTATATTCATGAAGTATGCCTAATTTAGAAATAGGTACGTTGGTGGTAGGGGATATTAATGTAATATGAGGATGTAAAATGTTATAAAATCCATGAGGAGGATCAAAAAGCTCTACTTGTACAGGAATACCAACATACGCAGATGGAACGGGATGATTTGTAAAATTGGCAATGGTTTTAATCTCCATGACGGTGTCTCCTTCAACTAAAAAAGAAAAATACCGTTTTTCGCACATGTCACACATAAGTGCATTTTTTTGAAATTCGTCTTCCGTTGTATACACTTCAATGATGGTACCAAATGAATGTATGGTTTCTTTTGGAAACAATTCACAAAAATGTGTGCCATATAAAAGAGAATATGAAGATCTCATCCATTCAGGAACATTTCCTACAATACAATATCTGCTTTCTTTTGACATAGTACATAATTACGTGATTCATTTTAAATCAAATTTTTTAATAATGTCTAAACATTTAAATATAAATTTATAGGGGATTGTATCCATGGTAGAATACGCTTTCACTTTATCAATAGGAAAATGTGGAGTAGGTAAAGTTAATATAAATACGTGTTCAATCAATTCATTCATGATGTCTTTTTTATTTGAATGAATGGTTTCATCTATGGAAGAAAATAATACTTGTATGGTTTGAACATAATGAGCTAAATAAAGATCATTGGTTTGTAAATGACAAAGAAATGTAGTAAAATTTTTTAAAGAATTATTTTTTTTCTTAAAATCACAATATTCATCATAATTTTCAGAATCTCCAATTTGAATACATTGTAAATCACGTAAATAATTTTGAAATTTGATAGTAAATTGTTCGTTGAATTCATTCCATTGAATCAGTTGTAAAAATAATTCTACATAAACCGATGAAAAAAAAGAATTATCACATAAAATGGTCATTAATTTTTCTGAACATTCTTGTACATGATCATTCAAAATGGTTAAAATAATAGGAATTTGTGTTTTTTTATTATCATTCGTTAATTTATTGACTTCACGAATGATATCCTGAGACGATGTTTTAGGGGTTGAAACAATGGTAAATTCTTGTTGAATTCCTAAATCAACAAATAAAGATTGAATTTGTTGTTTTACAGAAGGAGGTAATGTATATTTCATTGTTTTTTGAATACTGGCATAATTTGCCAATGTATACATGATAATATCATAGTAAATCTTTTAAATTAAAACTTAAACATTTAAACTAAAAAATAATTATAATGAAAGACTGGGAAT